AGAAAGGAGGCCCGCAGCCATGGGAGCGTACAAAGTATCAAAATTATTGATTTGACCAAACTGGAGGAATTTGATGACCGCGGGTCGTCCACGCAAACCTATCGAACAGAAGCGCAAAACAGGTCGAACTCCTACAACGGATTCAGGCGGTCGCAAACTTCCTGATGTTCAGAAGATCACTGTCTTGCCGATGGCCGATGGTATTCCGACTCCTCCTATGGATCTTGGCTTAGAAGGTAGAGAGCTTTGGGGAAAAGCATGGGATCGTGCAATCACTTGGCTTTCTCCTGTAAGTGATTTAACGCAAGTCCATCATGCTTGTCGAGTGGCAGATGATCTTAATCTTGCAAGAACAGTTTACAATACGACACGTGACTCACAAGACGGGCGGCTTGTGGTTGCACTAAGTAAATCTTTCCATGAGGCTTTGGCCTCGTTAGGATTTACACCAACATCTCGCTCGCAATTAGGCGTAGCGGAGGTTAAGCGTGTCACAGCTCTCGAACAACTTATTGCTACCAAACGAGCCAAGTAATTCTTGGCCTCCTAAGTGGCTTACACCTGTTTCTGAAGAAGATCAATTAAGAGGCGATGGTCCTGTTTATAAACAGTTTGCTGAAACAGTATGTCGCGTTACTAAAGATTCATTAGGTGGACAAGCAGGAGAGTTAATTCGTTTTCGCAGTTGGCAAGAGAACCTTCTTAACCACGCTTTAGCAAGAAAAGAAAACGGTAGATTTAAGCACCGCATTGCCTTAATTGGCATGGCACGTAAAAATGGTAAGTCTGCTCTTGGTGCTTCTGTTGGTCTAGCAGGTTTAACACTAGGTGGACAAGGTTCTGAGATCTATTCATGCGCAGCAGATAGAGATCAAGCACGAATTGTGTTTGGTACTGCTAAGCGAATGGTTGAATTAGACGAAGAACTGTCTAAAATGTTTACTCTTTACCGCGATGCAATTGAATATAAAGATACAGGTTCTGTCTATAAAGTCCTCTCGGCAGAGGCTTACACAAAAGAAGGTCTCAATCCGTCACCTCTTGTGATCTTCGATGAAGTTCATGCGCAGCCAAATCGTGAACTTTGGGATGTAATGTCTCTCGCCGGAGGCGCAAGATCTGATTCTTTGTTGTTTGGTATTACTACAGCCGGTGTAAAAACTCAGACTGATGGCCAAGATTCTTTGTGTTATTCACTTTACCAGTACGGACAGCAACTAGTTAAAAAAGAATTAGAGGATCCGTCATTCTTCTTTGCTTGGTGGGAACCAAAGAATGTTGAGGCAGATCATCGAGAACGATTCATGTGGGAAGAATCAAACCCAGGTTTTAACGACATTGTCGACTCTGAAGATTTTGAGTCTTCGGTGCTTAGAACACCAGAAGCAGAATTTCGAACTAAGCGAACTAACTGCTTTGTTTCAACAGCTACTGCTTGGCTCCCTACCGGAAGCTGGGACGCATTGGTTGACAAGGACAGAGTGCCAATGCAAGGTGAAGACGTCATTCTCGCATTCGACGGAGCCTTTTCTAACGACTCTACAGCACTAATTGCGTGGCTTGTAGGTTCTGAAAAACCACATTTAATGGTTGTAGGACTATGGGAAAGACCACTTGATGCGGATCAAGCGTGGCATGTGCCTGTTGCAGAAGTCGAAAAGACTATTATTGACACTTGCAGAGACGGTAGATTTAACGTAAAAGAGATTGTTTTCGATCCTGCACGATGGAATAGAACCTTTATGGTACTAGATGAAGATGGTTTACCGTGCGTTTCGTATCCAAACTCAGCAGAACGTATGGTTCCTGCTACACAAAAGTTCTATGAAGCTGTAGTCAATCAGTCATTTACACACGATGGTGATGAACGTCTTGCACGACATGTGGCTAACTGTGTGACAAAACAATCATCACGTGGAGTCATGGTTGCTAAGGCTTCATCTAGAAGAAAAGTAGATGCTGCTGTTGCTTCCATTTTTGGTTATGACCGAGCAACACAACCTCCTGCACCTAAAGAACCAGTTGCGAAATATTTCTCAATACAAGTATGAGGAGCATCATGAAAAAACTTGACTTTGCTTTATTAACAGAATTGGCAGGAGTAATTCTTGTCGCCATCGGGGTCGCTATGTTCTCAGTTCCTCTTGCCTTTGTAACGGTAGGCGGATTTCTTATTTGGGCTACAGAAAAGGCTAATTGATGACCGCTGGTATCTACAATACAACCATAGATCAAGGTTCTGTGTGGTCAGTTGTACTCGTTTACACTGATTCTAATAACACACCTGTCAATTTAACAGGCTATACAGCATCAATGCAGCTACGCCAGAACTATAATTCTGCAACTGCAGACCTAACTTTGACTACAGCAAATGGTGGAATCACTATTGTTGGTGCTACAGGAACTATTACAATCAATGCAACAGCTACTCAAACAGGTTTGCTTGAATCAGGTTTTTATGTTTATGATCTTGAATTGACATCAGGTTCAAACATTTCTCGTTTAATCCAAGGTCAATTAACAGTTGCAGAGCAGGTGACACGATAATGGCAGCCAATAAAGTCACCGTAAATGAAACTAATAACACAGTTGAGATCTCAGCGCCAGGTCCTCAAGGTGCACAAGGACCAACAGGTCCTACTGGTTCAACTGGTTCTACTGGTTCAACTGGTCCTACAGGTTCTACCGGACCAGTTGGAGCAACTGGACCAACTGGACCGACTGGAAATACAGGAGCAACTGGACCAACAGGATCTACCGGCCCAATTGGTGCAACTGGACCAGTTGGAGCAACAGGTCCTCAAGGTGAAGTAGGACCTACAGGACCAACCGGAGCTACAGGTCCAATCGGATCAACAGGACCTATCGGTGCAACAGGTCCTACAGGAGACACCGGTGCAACTGGTCCGCAGGGAATTCAAGGAGATACTGGCGCAACCGGTCCGACAGGTCCAATTGGCACAACAGGACCAACTGGTTTAACCGGCGCAACAGGATCTACAGGATCTACCGGACCTGTTGGAGCAACAGGACCTCAAGGTATTCAAGGCGTTCAAGGAATTCAAGGCGAGACTGGTGCAACTGGTCCGCAAGGTGAAACTGGTGCGACAGGACCAACCGGAGCAACTGGAGCAGCATCAACGGTTGCAGGTCCAACAGGACCAACTGGACCTGCAGGAGCAACAGGACCTATAGGACCACAAGGTGAAGCATCAACAGTTCCAGGTCCAACTGGAGCAAGCGGACCTGCTGGTGCAACAGGTCCATCAGGACCTCAAGGAATTCAAGGACCAACCGGAGCAACAGGACCTCAAGGTGCTGCAGGTGCAAATGGTGGTTCTACAAGTTTATTTGATTATTCAGCAGATACAACTGCAACATCTGGAGATCCTGGTGCAGGAGATATTCGCTGGAACAATGCAACTCAGATAAATGCAACTACGCTTTTAATAGATCATTTAGATGTTAATGGAAATGACATTGATGTCTTTATAGCTCTACTAAAAACCGATGATTTTATTATTATTCAAGATCGAGATGTTCATACTAATTTCCAAAAGTTTAAGTTAACAGCAACTGCAACTATTTTAGGTGGATATAGCAGCGTCCCAGTTGTACTTGATTCTTCAGGTGGTACTGGAACAACTAACTTTTTTAACACACAATCGCTTGCATTACTTCTTATCAATGTAGGTTTAACAGGTGCAACTGGCCCAATTGGACCGACAGGTCCTACAGGAGCGACAGGTCCGTCTGGTCCTGCAGGTGCAACTGGATCAACCGGTCCTCAAGGCGAAATTGGTCCGACTGGTTCTAGTGGTCCGACGGGTCCTATCGGTGCAACTGGACCGCAAGGAGAAGTTGGCGCGACAGGTCCTACTGGTCCTCAAGGATCAACCGGTCCGCAAGGTCCTACTGGTGCAACTGGTCCGCAAGGAATTCAAGGCATACAAGGTATTCAAGGAATCCAAGGTGAAACCGGATCAACCGGAGCAACTGGTCCTCAAGGTCCAACTGGTCCTCAAGGCGATGTCGGACCAACCGGTCCAGTCGGAGCAACAGGTCCGCAAGGTATTCAAGGAGATGTAGGTGCAACCGGTCCTACCGGACCAATCGGAGCAACTGGTCCTGAAGGACCAACAGGTCCGATTGGAGCAACAGGATCTACCGGTCCACAAGGAGAAGTCGGTCCTAGCGGAGCAACTGGTCCATCAGGAGCAACAGGAGCAACAGGTCCTAGCGGATCAACAGGTCCGACCGGTGCAACTGGTCCACAAGGTGGAGATAATCCAGTAGTTGACTACATCGATGGGGGTGCAAACGCTTCTGGTATTACTGGAGACGTGATCTACAATGCGGGGTTGTCTAACGCAAGTAGTTGGACTTATACAATCGACGCAGGTGCGTCAGTAACAACCTTCTAACAAAGAGAGAAAGAAGCCACTATGACAGCAAGACTCCAAAACCGCCGAGACACGGCAGCAAATTGGACATCTAATAATCCAACACTTGCGCAAGGTGAAATCGGTTATGAAACTGATACAACTAAGTTTAAGATTGGCGATGGCGCAACTGCGTGGAACTCTCTTGCCTACGCTTATACTGCAGGAGCAGCTGGAGCAACAGGTCCAACTGGTGCTACCGGTCCTGTAGGAGCAACAGGTCCAACAGGAATTACTGGTGATGTAGGCGCAACAGGAGCAACGGGTCCAACCGGAGCTACAGGACCTACAGGACCAACAGGATCAACTGGTCCAACTGGTGCAACTGGTCCTACAGGATCAGGTGGTGTTGAAGCAGTTAATCCACAAACAGGAACAACATATACATTTGTACTTACAGATAAAGATGATCTTGTAACTGCTTCAAATGCTTCTGCACAAACCTACACAATTCCACTTAACTCGTCTGTGGCTTTTCCTACTGGCAGTCTTGTCAATTTAATTCAAATCGGTGCTGGGCAAGTAACTGTTCAAGGTGCTGGCGGTGTCACACTACTTTCAACAGGAGCAACGGCAGCACAACCGAAAACAAGAGCACAATATTCTGTTATGACTTTGATTAAAGCTGGTACTGACACTTGGTACGCAACAGGAGATATTGCCTAATGCCTATTCTTGGGGTTGTTGCGTCTAGCATAAGTAAAGACGATATGGTCTTGATCTCTTATCAAACAAATACATCTGTTCAAACAAACTTGGACTTTACAGCAATTCCTGGTACTTATAAACATCTTCGGCTTATAACGATGCTTAAAGATACAGACACTAGTGGTACCACTCGTTGTAAAGTAGCATTTAATTCTGATACCACTGCTGGAAATTATTACAATGGTGGTTTTCAATTTATTAGTACCACTGGATCTGCTGGTTCAAGTTTTCGAGAAGCAGCAAATAACAGTTTTGGTTTAGGAACTCGTGCTGCACAGACTGAGTTTGGTAGCAATGTTATTGACATTTGGGATTATGCAAACTCAACTCGCAAAAAACTATGTGGAGTTAGAGCGTTAAGTCCTGCTTCAAACGATAGACACGCTGATCATTTTTCTGTCTTTTGGAATAATACATCTCCAATTACTTCAATTTCAATGTTTACCGAAGTTTCTAGTAAGCAGTGGTCTGCTAATTGCCAAGCATGGCTCTACGGAATAAAGGGTTGATATGCAACTAATTGCAAAGCAAAACGGAACTGGTAGCTCGAGTACTATTAGTTTTACATCGTTATCAAGTTACACACATCTTTATGTATTAGCCAGTGGATCACTTGCTTCTACTGGTATTATTGAAATGCGATTAAATAATGATGCTACAAGTAATGCATATTACTCAATCTACGGAGATGGAAGTATTGGCCAAGGAACTGATGGAAGAGGCGGTCTTGCAAATTCATTTCCAGCCATGGGTAATAAAGTTGGTGTTTCAATTGAATGGACAATGGAGTTTTACTTGCCAGATTATAGAGGCACAAAATACAAAAACATGCATATAAACTCTGGCCACAGACAAGCGAACCAAGAGTTAATGTATGGTGGTGGAGTTTACTATAGTACAAATGCAATAAATAGACTGGATTTTATTGCAAATGCAAACTTTACTACCACTACTACTTTTTCAGTGTATGGGATATAAACAAACATGAGACTAATCCAAACGCAAACCCTTACATCTAATCAAGCAACTGTAGTTTTTAGTGATATTCCTGCAAATTATCAAAATCTCATGCTTGGAATAAGCGCACGTACAAATAGAGCCGGCGCTGCAATTGAAGTCTTATACGCTAGAATGAATACGGACACTGCTAGTAATACAAACTATTCAAGTATTCGTTTAATTGCTGCTACGCCAAATGCTCCAGGAACTGATAACGCACCATATTTTGGTCCAGCAGGAACAACAGATGGATCAGTTTCTAATGAGTATGGTAATTCAGTTTTAACTTTAATAAACTATACAAATACAAGTTTTCCAAAACTTGGAATTTCACAAAACTGGTCTGATAGTGGCGGTAGCACCACAAGTTATTACTGGTCGCAACACTCAAAATGGGCGAATAATGCGGCAATAAACAGGATTGAATTGTTCCCTGAAACAGGTGGCAATATTTACTCTGGTTCAATGTTTTCACTTTACGGACTACAATAGGAGAAAAATGGACAACGTACTAACTAAACAAATAATGAATTGTGCTACTGGCGAAATCACAATTGAACCATTAACTGCAGAAGAAATTGCAGATAGAGAACGTATGAGCACAGAAGCAGCAGAACGTTGGGCAAAATATGAGGCGGAAGTAACAGCAAAAGCTGAAGCCAAAGCCTCAGCAGAGGCTAAGCTTGCAGCTTTAGGACTAACAGCAGAAGAAATCGCTGCACTCTAGTGAACAAGGTCGGGGGACCAATGAGATTTCACGTAGTATCACTGCCACATACCAATACAACAAAAGACTTTACAAGTTGCGCATTTACTGAAAAGGTAAGGCGTTTCTGCATTATGATGACAGATCTTGGCCATGAAGTTATTCTTTATGCTGGATCAGAAAATGAAGCACCTGTAACAGAACTAGTAACTTGTATTTCAGAAAATAAAAGACAAGCTGCTGTAGGTAATAATCATTATACTTCAGCTTCATTTGATACAACTTTACCGCATTGGCAAATCTTTAATGCTAATGTCATTAAACAAATGACCGATAGACTTCAACCAAAAGACTTTATTTGTCTTATTGGTGGATATGCTCATAAACCTATTGCAGATGCTTTTCCAGATCACATGTCAGTAGAGTTTGGCATTGGTTATGGCGGAACTTTTGCAAAATACCGCGTGTTTGAGTCTTATGCATGGATGCATTCGATCTATGCAGGTCATAAAAATCCAACGACAGTAGATGGTGGATTTTTTGATGCTGTTATAAATGGTTACCTTGAGCCTGAAATGTTTCCAAAAGGATCAGGATCAGGTAATTATTACTTCTATATTGGCCGCATGATTGAGCGAAAAGGTTTTAGAATTGCTCAAGAAGTATGTGAAAGATTAGGCAAAAGGCTAATTTTGGCAGGTCCAGGTAATGAAAAGGGCACCGGTTATGGCGAGTTTATAGGGAATATTGGTCCTGAAGAACGAGCAGAACTAATGGGAAATGCGATTGCTTTGTTTGCCCCTACTACTTACATTGAACCATTTGGAAATATAGTAGTAGAAGCTCAGACTTGTGGAACTCCAACAATTACAACTGATTGGGGAGCTTTTACAGAAACTAATATCCACGGAATTACTGGTTTTAGATGTAGATCTCTTGCAGACTTTATTAAAGCTGCAGAAGACGTAAAAGATCTTGACAGAGATTTTATTAGAAAGCAAGCAATAGAAAAATACTCACTTAAAGCAATTGCACCTAAGTATCAAGATTACTTTGAAAAGTTGTTGACCCTTTGGGAAGACGGCTGGTATCAACTAAGCACAGAAAAGGCAGATAAATGAGTCTATCGAATAGACTGCGTAAAGCAGGAGAAAAAAGGTCAAACAATCAGTACCTTGAACCGTTTTTACCTGGCCGCGCTCTATATGCAACTCCAGCAGGAGTAGATGTAAACTCTGATACAGCAATTCGCATGTCAACTGTTTATGCTTGTGTCCGACTATTAGGTGACACTATTAGTTCTTTGCCACTATCTGCTTATGTCCGTCGTGGTCGTTCTAGAATAAATTATGCATCTGTTTATGGCGATATGCCTGCATGGATTAACAAACCAAACCCAGATTCAACTCGCTTAGAATTCTATGAGCAAGTAATTTCTTCGCTTAACCTTCATGGCAATGCATTCATTCTAACCGTACGTGACGATCTGGGCGACGTTCAAGAGCTTTACTGCATAAACCCACTCCAAGTTCGTATTCGTCGTCCTGATCCAATGGGCGAGATTGAATACATAGTTACGCTTGCTCAGAACGCACAAGATCCAGTAAATCAGTTTTACGATAATGCACAACCTTTTGATCCAATGTCAGTTAAAACAATGGTATTAACAAAGAATGAAATGCTACACATTCCTATGTTTAGACTACCTGGACAGTTACTTGGACTTGGCCCTATTGCAGCAGCTCGAATTACTTTAGGCTCTGCTATGGCCGCAGAAGTTTATGCAGCGAGTTACTTTGGAAATGCAGCAAATCCTGGTGGAGTTATTGAATCTCCAGGTGAAATGACTGAAGAACAAGCTGCTGACATTGCACGAAACTGGAATATGTCACACACAGGACCTTATCGCGCAGGAAAGCTTGGTATTTTAACTAGCGGCGCAACATTTAAGCCACTTACTCTAAATGCTGCAGATGCACAACTTCTAGAAGTACGCAGATTTGGTGTAGAAGAAATTGCTAGACTATTCCGTGTACCTGTATCACTGCTTGGCCACCCTGTTGCAGGAGCAATGTCATTTGCATCTGTTGAAGCTCAGAACTTATCATTTGTCCAACACTCTTTAAGACCTTTACTTGAAAGACTAGAACAAGCACTATCACCATTGCTTCCTGAGTCAGATGGATTTATTAAGTTTAATCTAGACGCTTTGCTACGTGGAACAACATTAGAACGCTATGATGCCTATACAAAAGGTCTGCGTGAAGGTTTCTTAAGTCTAAATGATGTCCGTTATGTAGAAGATCTTGCACCTCTTGGAGAGTCTGGAGATCAATACCGTGTTCCGTTACAGAATATTGATGCAGCAGATGCAAAAGATGTTGGCTTAAACCTACGTGCCGATATTGCAGCCAAGTTAATTCAAGTAGGTTTTGATCCAAAATCAGTAATTGATGCTGTTGGTTTACCTGAAATGAATCACACAGGTTTGCCTTCAAATCAATTGCAACCAATTTCAACAATAGATCCAACAGATCCTAAAGCAGCATACGAGGTGGAGTAGTGTTGAATGAAGAGAAAGACTCAAGGAGCAAAATGAAAAAAATCGAACGACGCACATATACTGTGCAAGATGTTGAAACTCGGGCAGATGACGATGGAAAGCTACGCTTGTCAGGATATGCAGCAAAGTTTGATAGTCCTAGCGTCCCACTACCATTCGTTGAAACAATCGCTCAAGGTGCATTTAGAAAAACATTAACAGAAATACCTGATGTCCGATTACTAGTTAATCATGAAGGACTTCCATTAGCTCGTACTAAAAATGGTACAATGACGCTAACTGAAGATGACATTGGATTAAGATTTGATGCTGAATTAGCAGATACTCAAGAAGCAAGAGATCTACATGCTCTTATTGCTAGAGGCGACGTAGATCAGATGAGTTTTGCGTTCCGTGTAATTAGACAAAAGTGGAATGAAGACCGCACTATGCGTGTTTTGACTGAAGTATCATTAGCTGATGGTGATGTTTCAGTAGTTACTTATCCAGCTTATCCAGCGACTTCAGTAGAAGCTCGTGAGCATCTAAAAAATGCTATTGATGCCGTTAAAGAAGGAAGAGAAATATCTGGAGACTCTTTACTAGTCCTTAAAAACATCTTTGAAGATCTAAGTGAAGGTCATGACTATGTAATGAAGTCAGTAGAACTAATGGCTCAATTACTAGGAAATCAAGAAGTAGTTGCAGCAGACGATATGGAAGATTCTGATTATATGGAAGATGAAGAAAACAAAGACTTGATTGAAGAAGTTTCTGTACCAAGATCTATATCTCTTCGTCTAGCAAAAGCAATAGTAAACAACACAAAATAATATTCTGTTAGCAAATAGTTAACAGATACCGAAGTCTGAG